TATTAACCTCTAAGGATCAAAATTATACAAAACTAGTAAAACATATTGGTGATTTTGGACGTGCAGCCGTAGGCTTCACGAAGATTGGAGAACTATTCGAATGGTTGAAGGACACTGTTTCAGATATGTATTATCAATCACAAGGGACCTCCCTTGCTGAAGTTAATCTTAAGAAACAGTACCCAACACTCGCTAGTGCCTTGTCTAAATGTGAAGCATTGAGATCTACCCATTTCAATGCTAAACATTTAGAAAATGATAGAACACTGTGTCAGAAGATAGTCACTCTTGAGGATGATTTAATCAACCTCAAGATGGACGCTCTTCGTGCCCGACAGAATTCTTTAGCGCAACAAATAACAACACAATTATCTGCTTTGTCAGATGTGTTTAAAGCCGCTAAGAACAGTGCAATTCATAACATGGCCATGCGACCAGCTCCTTTGACTTGTTGGATATCAGGTGAATCGAATTGTGGTAAATCCACTTTTCTTTCTTACTTGATAGCCTCCATATACGAGAAGTACTACAAAGACGACCCGACCTGGACCTTAGACACTATTACACATACCCGTTGTGCCGAAAATGAGTTTTGGGATGGTATTTTACCAGACCAACCCATTGTACAGTATGACGATATGATGCAAAGTGCTGACTCTAAGAACGCACCCAACCCTGAGATAATGGAACTTATTAGAATAAAGAATGAAACTCCTTTTCAATTGCACATGTCAGATGTGCGTGATAAGAAGAATCATTTCTTTACTTCAAAATTTGTTCTTGCTACTTCAAATTTGAGACAACCTACCATTAACTCGATACATGAACCCTCCGCCTTTTATAGACGTTGGGATATTTGTGCCGAAGTTAAGATAAACCCGTTGTTTTCAAAACAAGTAGATGGAAAGAAGAAGTACGTATGCTTAGATAAGGAAAAACTTGCTGCGAAGCAGAAAGAAACAGGTTTGACCTTTATAAAGGATGTTTACGTGTTTGATTTGTATGATATGAAGACGAAAGCAATCATTACTCCTAATATGGATTTTGATTCTTTCATGAAACATTTCTACAATACTGAGACCGGTGTAAAACAAGAGACTAGTTCACTAAACTCTTGTATTTTACGCCAATTAGGTGTTACACCTACTCAGGAAGACACAAACAAAGCAACCTTTACAGCCCGTTTTAATGCCCAGATAGAAGAAACTGACACGTTTTACGATGCCGAAGAAGCGAAGAAAATGACAGTTAATGATAAAGAATACTCTCTAGCACCTGCTAGATGGCTTTCTTATTGTTATCAGTATTTTTCTTGTAATCACTCCGAAAAACCCACGTGTGATCAATGCCAAGATACTGTAGAATCCCTGAAAACTGAAGAATTTGACCTATTTGCTCATGTTTGTATTAAAGAACAGCATGAGGATTTGGTTGAAAACGAACAGAAACAGGAAGAAACTACAACACTCTTTTGGCTTGATCAACTCGTACCTGATAATGAGACAAAGGAAGAAGACAAACAAAGCAGTGATATTTATGCTTGCGTTATGCGTAAGTGGATATCATTCCGCCAAAGTTTGCCTCTTTCTAGACTCGATAGACTTCGTACCTACGTCACAACCCAGTCATGGGCTAGTCTTATACTAACCCCAGTTGACTGGTTGTTTCGTGTTATATTGTCTACAGAGTTTTTGTCTGCCGTCAGGTGGGGTTTCATAGCATTTAGTGCTATGGGATTGACCGCCACTGT